AATAAGTTACGCATTCCAATACTTTTCACAAGCTTCATTAAGATCTTTAAGAATATCTTCATTTAAAGGATTCTTTAAATACTCAACTACATCTGCTACATTTCTACCAAGTAAAGCTGTTGACTTAACATGATAAATATAACCATCTGCCTTATTTATAATATACTTAAAAAAAACGGAATCTCTTACAATTGATTTGATTTTTAATGTTTCCATATCCATTGCTGCAGTTTCAATAAATGATTTAGCTGCTCTTTCCTTGTTTCCTTCTGCACCATCTCCATTTATATAAATGTCCATGTTTTCATAAATAACATCATTAGGTGTTGATTTTCTATACTGTGTACTATTTAAATCTACAACTTTTGCAATGTAGAATAATTTAGTACTGTTTTTGTCAAATAATTTTTGAAGTTCAGATAATGCTTTGTTACGCATTTTTTTGTACTCTGTTCTTGCCATTACAGTTTCTTCTTCTTTATCTAAGTAAAACTTAGGAGCTACAGCTTTTGATCTTGCATCATCATAACTTTTTGCTACAATTGCAAAACCTCCTGCTTCAATAGCATAAAGTTTAATTCTGTCATAAGGATCTTTTGGGTCTAAGAACATAGGTTCATTTCCACAAGAGATATTTATTTTATTCCAAAATTTTTGATTGTCAGGTCTTAGTAATGTTACTTTATTCCAAAAGTCCTTATCATCAATATCAATTACATTTGCTGCTAAATCTTTTTCAAGTTCAATAATAGCAGATCTTATTTCTTTTATTCTTGCTTCTCTAGCATCTTTTTGAAGTAATTTAATTTCAGGAGCAAATTCATTTAATCCTGTTACATACCTCATTACACCATTACTTTCTAGACATGCTAGTTGTTCATGATGTTTAACACCATCATATAATGCTAATCCATAATTTTCTAATCCCATATTTGAAGCAGAGCTATCAAAAAAAGGTCTTACAGCAATAGCTGTTTTTTTTGTTGTGCTGGTAGTTGTTTCTACCATTGTAAAATTTTCCATCTTGTTTGTTGGTTTTTAGTTAGTAAAATTGAGTACTTATTAAAAAAAAAGGAGGAGCTCCCCCCTCCTTTTTAGTTTAATCTTTTTTTCTATTAGAATGATCCACCAGTGATTGGGTTTCTCATAACAATTTTTAAAACTTTAGTTGGATCTTTTACCCAAATAGCTGGCATTGTTTGAGACATCATTACACGGTATCCATTGAATTGACCAGAAGACTGGAATCCTTGTGAACGTCCCATGTAATCCATAGTACCATTTTGGTACCACCACTTTAATTGATTATCCCAAGACAACTTCAATAAGAAGATATTGTCATTAGTATTATCAGTGATATCAAAGATAATGAAGCTATAAGAAGATAATGGGAAACCATCAATGATTGGGTTTTCAATATCATTAGTATGAACATTATCAAATGCTGGATTAAGTACAAACTTAACATTTGCTAAGAAAGGTATTACATATGAAGTATATGCAAATCCAAAGTTCAAGTCCATTCCTTTTCCTGTAATAGCTCCTATGTCTGCAGCTTGGATTAAAAGACCTGAAGAGATTGCTTCAGTTTTAATTGCCTCATTAACCATACGCATACCTGCCATACCAGTTTGAACAACTAGTGAACGTTTTGGATCTGGACCTTGGAACTCAACTTTACCATTAAAGAAGTTATAAATTTCTCCACGGAACAAATCAAGTGTAAAGTTATTCTTGTTGTATACTCTTTTAAATGAGTTATCCAACTGCTTCCAAAGACCTACTGACAATCTAACATCATCTGGTCCATCCTGACGTACACGTCCACCATGACCCCACATTAAATAAGTTTCTATGTCTGTTGCAATCTTAGAAAGATGTGCAGCTTCCATATTAGTTAAGAATGTACGTGATAAATCACCATTGTCAAAAGCTTTTTTAACTTTGTCTTTACCCATTACTTTAACCATGTCATCTAAAGATGCAATAGATGGATCAATGTTTTTGTCAAATGTCCTCCAGATTTCAGTTACAGGAACTGTACCATCTGCATTCATTCCACCTTTGATCATCAAGTCTGCACGAGAAGATATAGAATAATGTACGTGAGCTTCTGCACCACCAACAAAGTTGTAGAATTCACGGAATCCTGTGTTTGTTGTAATGTCAGAGAATCTCTCTCCATATTCCCCACGGGCAGAACCCTTACGGAATACTTTTGTACCATTAGCTAAGTACTTATTATCTAAGTATTTATAGTTGTCATTGTTTACCAATTGTACAGTATAGATAAATCCATCTCCTAAAGGAAGGATATCATCTGCTGTAATGTACATCTCAACACCATTGTATTTGTCATATGTGATGATATCACCATGTCCAAATTCTCTTTTGTTAATTTTAATTTTGAAAGTTGTACCGTCAATGCCTTTAAATTCATTTTGTGATTCAATGTCTTCAATAATGTATGGAAGGTCAATAGAAACCGGAGTTTGCCATTTATACTCTCCACGAGCATTATCTACATTGATTACATTTTTACCACCAAAGCTTGACATTTGGTATAGAGGCATTTCAACTCTTTGAGCCATAGCCCAAAGGTCTACTGGACCTAAGTCCATTGGTTCTGCATCTTTTAGCATGTTTACCAAGTGGTAAGAATCCACATGGGAACTAGCTGCATAGGCCGTATCCCGAAGGAATATGCCGTTGTTCATTACTGGAGTTGCCATTTTTTATTTTGTTTTTATTTGTTACTTGTTTTAAAATTTTCTAAAAATACTATTATTTCTAGATAATGTTTTTGGTTCTCTTGAAGGAACCCTTTTTGTTTCTTTTTCACTTTCATGATATGAAGTGTTACTTTTTTTACTTTGTTCTGTTTTTAATTGTCTTACAACTTTTTCTGCTACTTGTTGTCCTCCTTGATTTTTAATTTTACTTTTATATCCTTCTGGATCTGCAAGTAACCAAAGTGCTTCAGCAATTAAATCATGTCTTGGCTCAACAAATTGATACTTTTCTAATAAGTGTCCAAGCATGTTTGTTGGTTTGCCTGAAATTGAAGGAAAGTTTGGTTGTACTAAACCTGAATATAACAATGATTGTGTTTTTTTATCAAGTTTTAATCCTGCTAAATCTCCTTTTAATAAAGTATTATAAACGTTATCTGTATAAGCTTTTGCTTGTTTTGTTTTTTGTTCTTTTTTGTATTCTTGTTCAGCAAGTTTTTTTGCTACTATTTCTTCTTGCATTCTATCTAACTTTGGTTTAAACTGATTAGCTTTTTGTTGAAGTCTTCCTAATTCATTCCAATCTGATATTTCTTCTTCTATTTCTTCTGGTGTACCAAAATTTGTAGCATATAAATATTGTCTTGCTATTTCTGCTTGATCATTTTCATCTGCTGGATCTAATTCTATTATTTCTTCAACATATGCTAGAGTTCTAAACAATCCTTTTAAATCTTGTCCTCCATCTGCTACATATTTTGCAGCAACTTGAAGTTCTTCTGGTAAAGCATTAAAAAATTCTTTTGGAGTACTTTCTCTTATTTTATTTTCTCTTTCTTGAAAATTTGCTTCAAACAGTTCTCTAAAATCTTTTGTTGTATAATCTTCTAAATCTTTATCATCATCAAAAGCAACTAAAGCTCCTTCTTCAATCATCTTAGTTGCTAAGTCATAAAGTCCTGATTTATCAACTTTAGGTCTACCTTTATTACCAGCATCCTCCTCTTGTGAAATTAGACTATCTAACTCAGCAAAAGTTTCTTTTACTTCTTCAATTTCTTTTGCCTCTTCTTTTGAAATAGGCTTGTCAAGGAACGTAATGTCTGTATTTTCCTTAGAAAACATAGACTTGGGTTTTTCTTCTAGTTTACCATCTGCTGGAAGCATTACACTTTCTGCACCTGGCATACCAAATAGTTCGTCAATATTTACATCTACTTGTTCTACCGTTGTAGAATCTTGTATCTGATTTTCTTCAGTTTCATTGTTGGTTTTCATTTTGTTGGTTTTTGTTTATAATTCAATATACAAATTAAACTTGAAAGATTTAAAAATAAAATAATTTTTTTTTGCACTATATGGCTAACCTATTTATTATTTTTATTATTTGTTTTTAAATCATATTTATTTTTATTTTCTTGAGCAATTTGAAGTTGTCTATCTGCTATTTCTCTTTGAGATTGTATTTTTTCTTTTTCAATTTCAAATTTAGAAGCTTCAATACTCATTCTATTATTTTCTTTTTCTCTTTGTAAATCAGTTTGTTCTTGATATTGATCAGTAGATCTAATTTGATCCATGGCATCTATATAGTCAGATTGTTTATTTTCATTTACATCTGCTGATGCTCCATAACCAGCTGCTCTAATTTCAGCAACAGTAATATCTTTTTTAATTAATTTATCATCTCTGTCAGAAGCAGCTTGAATTTCCATTTGTTTTTGTTTTTCTTGAGATGCCAATTGTTCTTGCTGAAGCTGTTGTTGAGATTGTTGTTCTTGTTGTTTTTGTTGTTGTATTTTAGATTCAGAATCTTTAAGAACTTTAGTAACTTCTGCAATTGAATCTGATTGAACAATTCTACCAAGATCATATATTGATGCACCAGTAGTATTATTTTGAATAGCCATTTGTTTAAGTTGTTCTAATACAGCTCTATGATTAGCTGTTGTACTACAAAAAATATTTAAATCTCTCATTAGTAATTCAGTACCATTTATATGAAAATTTACTTTTTCATCTGCACTAGTAATATAACTTAGTCTTGTTGATGGTTTTGTAGATTGATAATATTGAGCTAAATCAGTTCTCATTGTATGTACTCTAGGCATTAAGTAATCACAGTGTTGAATAAAATAAACTTCTGTTTGTGCATAAGATGCTGCTGCTGCTTGTTCTACACCAGTAGCAGTCATTTGAGATAACTGTTGTCCCATCCTTTGAGGATTTACTCCAATTACTTCCATAGCTTGAGCTTTAAAATGATTTGCTAGATTTACTCTAGACATTAATCTTTCAGTTTGAGATAAGTCTAATTTTTGAAAATGATTAAAGTTTAATGCATTTTCTGTATTTGTTATAGATGTATCTAAAGGAAGCATACCAAAATCTTTCATAGCAACATATGCTTTTGCTAAATTTCCTTTTCCCCAGTCTTCTCCTAAAGAATGTCTAGGAAGAGTGTTTTGATCTAACATGATTATAGTTCCTAACTCATCTACTAATATATCAGCAATTTGGTTGTTTACTATGTTATATCCAATTTGGTATGGTTTCATTAAATCAATTAATGCAGTTGATTTTGTATTTCTATCAGAGAAAATAGATCCTTCAACAGGTAACTTACAACCATATAAAGTAGTGTCTCCTTTAAATTGAAATTTTAATGGTCCAATTTTATTTTTATTAATACCAAGATAAAGAGGTGAAAATCCTCCTGGATTAGACATACCCCAATAAGAATTAATATTTGGACCAATTTTTACACCACCCCAAGTTTCATTAATCCATATCCAATCAATGTGATCTCCAAATAATAAATTATCTTTTGATTTATTAAGAATTACTCTAGTATCATAAATTGGTTTATCAATAATTTTATAATCAGCTGTAATAATTTCATTTATAACTTCTCCAAGTTCATTTATTTTTGTAAGATGACCTATTTTTCTTTGTGATTTCCAATATATTGTAGTTACTCTTAATAAATCAATATTATAATTTTCAAAATCATCTCCACTTTCTGAAAAAATTGTATTTATTATATCTCCATTATTTACAACACTTCCATTCATTGCTGATGTATATTGTCTCATTGCTAATGAAGGCATGTTAGTATTCCATGCATGTGATTTAGTACCATCATAAAATGTACCATCATTTTGATAACCACCTGTTGTATAACCTGCAGCTGTAACAGCATATATAGACTCAAGACTTTCTAATTGTTCTTCAGTCATTAAATAACCATAACTATCAATAACATCAGCAATAGTATGCATTTCTGTTTTACCAACATAATTAGCTTGAGAGATATATCTAACATCTGGAGACTTATGATAAAATGTTAAAACAGGATTCCATAGTTCTACTTCATAATCATCTTCCATCATTCTAAAATGCCAAAACTCTCTATCAGTAATAAGCATATCTCTGAATCCTCTTTCTTCTAATTCATGCATACTAAATCTTTCAACATCAACTTTGTGTTGATGTGTAGCCCATTCTTCTATCATAGATCTATAATCCTTTTTAAAAAATTGTTCTATTTCTGGTAATGTTCTAAGTTTTTCAGGACTTAATGCTTCTTTACCTTCTTCAGAATCAGGTTCTAATCCTTGATCTTGTAATGCAGCTGTTATTTTAAGTTCAGCTTCAGACAATAAAGTTTCCTCTATCATTTTACGTTTTTCTTCTAACAGTTCATTATAAGAAGTATCATCTATAGCTCTGTATGTAAGTTTAGTTGTTCTTTTTGCAAACTCAGCTACTAGAACATTAATAACATTTGGAATAATAGGATAGAACTTTAATTCTAAAGCAGATGTATCTTCTTTAGTTAGAATATCTACTATGTCCCTCATTTCATTATTTTCTTCAACTATGTAATCTGATTTGTCAATTGTTCCTTTTGCTAACTTATAATTTTTCATAAGCCTTCTAGAATTTTGACGTATCTGTCTGAGTCCTTGCCATTCAATCCAATCAAGATTCCAAGCAGCCCATTCTTCATTTTTTTCTTTGTAAGATAAAAATTGTAATGGTTGGGTTAAAGTACCCATTTTATTAACTTCAGTTTTAGCTCCTGCTTTGGCTTGTAAAGCATTAATTATTTGCATAGTATTTTACTTTAAGTTTTTAAAGGCAGATCTATTAGAGTCTGTCCTATTTGATACCCTATTTCCTCCAACATGACGAAAAGGACTTCTATTTAATTTAAACAAATTTTCTGACTTTTGCAAGTTTTTTGCTGCATCATCCATAACTACTCTTTTAGAATAACCTCTATTAGATTGTTGTATTCTCATAAATGCAACAAGTGCAGCAAAAGAAACCAGTCTATCTACATTGACACCATCTGCATATTCTTGCATTTCTTTAAGTAACATAGGATCAGGTATCCTTTCTATACCATATTTAGTTCTTACAATAGTACCATCTGTTTTAGTTTCTACATCTAATTCTTCTTTGGTATATTCTATAGTATAACTTAGTAAGTGTGCTTTAAATAATGTGCCGGTATTTTTCCAACCATATTCTTGAAATACATTTGCATTAGAACCAATATCTTTTAAAAACATAATCTGTCCTTTAGGTACTAAATATCTTTGTTTTTT